TAGTACCAGCTCCACCTTGTAACATTACTGAATCAGTAAATACTTTATGACTTACAGAAGATACTGATACTGTTTGATAACTTTTTTCTTGTATTCTTTCAAATTCTTCAGCATCAGAAACACCCCATTGATTGTTTTTAACAAAACCAACAACCTGTGAGCTTTTATCTTTACCTACTCCTACATAAGCTAGTTTATTATTAACTACATAATCAACATAACCAGTTGGTTTTGCAGGTATAGGTTGCGTTTGTATTATTGTAGGGCTGTCTGTGTTATAATTTTCTATGTATGCAGTCTCTCCTGACTTAGAGTTTATTGCAATTAAATGTTGTTCGTCACTCTTATCCATAGGTATCAATCTATCAAACGAAGTACTAGTATCATTAGGTGCTAATCTGTAATCTGGAGATACAGTAAACTCCCACTTGTCACCAGCTAAATAAGTTCCTAGGCTAGACCTAGTAAATGTAACTGACATACCTAAAGTTAACAACTTAGCAGTTTGTGCAGAGTGGTCATTTACTGTAGTTTCAGAACTCCAAGCACCACTACCTTGTTTAGTTTTCCATTTAAAAACTGTACCATCATCATTATTCATTCTAATCCAGAATATAGTATCTTCTGTACCTGTAAATGTACCTGTTAATGTGGCATACTGTTTATTGTTTGGAGTGCTAGTATCTATTGCCATAATTAATTGCTAGGTGTTGGTGCTTGATACTCTTGTGCAGGATTTTGAGTTTGGTGTCTAGAACCTTGGTCCCAATCAGTTAACACAACACTGTTATCAAAACCTGTAAGTTTTAATGCTTTATCATTTGTTATACCTGCTAATTGACCATTAACAGTAGGGTCTATATTTAAAGAATAAGATGCGGCATCTGTAGGGATGTCTCTTTCATCTTCTGGGTTAGACATTATTCCTCTATTAAAGGATGGTATTTCAAAGTTAGACTTTGGCATTTAATTCTTTCCCCCATAAGGAAGTTCTCCCGTCAATAATATTGACGATATGCACCGTAAAGTTTCCGTCATCAAAATAATCAACAACAGCAAAAGCGTGTGCCCAATTTGTTTTACGATTACCAAGCCATCCATTAGCTTCATCTGACATATCCTTTAGACATCCTAAACTCCAAGCACTCTTGGGTCCGTCTATATGTGTTACGCTGTGCATTTGTAAATCGTGATGATGTCCATAGATTACATTGCATCCCAGTTTTAATAAGTGGTTCCTTGCGTGTGCAACTCCTCCATAATGATTTCCGTGGTAGTACCATAGCCTACCTAGCTTTAAGTACTTTCCGTTTGGGTAGTATTCAAAACCACGTTGTTTAAGTAAGAGTGCGTCTGGGACCGTAAGACCTTGTAGATAGGGGTTTTCTTCAGCAAAGGAGTTAAGCCATTGTTCGTGGTTTCCTTCGCAGAAATGTTTTTCTTTACATCGTACCTTATCAAGGGCTTCATCAATAATATCCATACCTTCATTAACAGCTCCGATGTCTTCATATACTCTCGGCAACTGATACTCCAACGGAGGACGTTTGCGTTTCTTCCATTGCCAGTGTGATACTGAACTAAATTCTCCACTATCTCCGAGGTCAACGTAAAAGTCTGGCTTAATGATGCGAATCGCTTGGCAGACCACATCGATAGCTTTTTTGTCGTGTAACGGAAAATGTTTATCTGGTGTAACGATTCCACGTTTAACTACACCTTTATCTAATTTGGTGGTTGTTGACATATGTTCTCCATCCCCTCAAGGTCTATAAATAAATCTTCAGTTTTTCTTAGATGTTTTACAGTAGTCTGTTTTGTAAAGCGTAGCATTCGTTCACCACAGTCATCACATTCCCAAAATAAGGGTCCTTCATACGCACATAATATTTCTATACCAGTAACATTTTTACTCTTACAGTGAGCACACTCGTCAGGCTTTTTACGCCACTTCTTAGTGCCCTTAATGTTAAGGTTGTTGAACATATCTATACCTCTAACGCCCTTCGATACCATCCAAACCAATACTTTTCTAATTTAGGTTTTCTATTTATTAAGTCTGCATAGTACTTAACTCTGTAACTTCTAAGTCTATCTGGTTCTAATCCAGATTTTAAACAATTACTAATTGTCTGTGGACCTATACCTCCATCAACTGTGGTCTTTACGCCTTTAGCACTTATTGCCTTTTGCAGTATTTTTACAGCTCTAGACTTACCCATATTAACTACCATATCAAAGTATATCATTCGTAGTTCTTCTGGTATTTTTTTTACTTTAGCTTTTAACCAATAGTCTTTAAAGTATATATCCTCAGCATCTTTCTTTGTTAACTCCTTAATATTAAGATAGGGATACGCTCTTTTACTAATGCCCATATTAGTTTCCCCTCCCGGGTCAACAGGGTCATTAACATATCCCCCTTCGTGTTTAAGGATAATTTTGACTGCGTCTTTAAATTCCATTTACTTTTTAAACATTCCTTCAATAATGTCAGTTACTACATCAACACACTTTTCAAAGAATATTTGTTCTTTTTCTTCAGAAACAAATGGTATGTCAATTTTCTTATTGATGGCAGATGCAATTTTAGAAGCCATATCTTCGCTTCCTAATTCATCTATCATTTTATCTTTCATAGCATCAGCTTGTTTCTCAGCTAATTCTAACATCATTCCTTTTATGTCCATTACGACTCCTTATTTTTGATTTTTAATATTAAGTAGTATATATTGATTGCAAACATTATGCACATAAGAATACCAGATATAATATCAGTATAATATACTATACCTAGACTAGTGCTTATTCCACTAACTTTTAAACTATCCATTATTTTTTCTTTTTGGGTATTCGTTTGGTTTTTCCGTTATGAGTTGTAGCAAGAATGTGAGTAGCTGTCTCACCTTTCTTCTTACCATAATATCTTTTACCTCCAAAAACCCAACTTATAAGACCACCCTTATAGCCTTTTAGTTTCTTTAATGCTTCTGCTCTTGTCATCTTAACTTCCTTGCTTTACTTACAGCACTAGCTTTTTTCCTAGAACCACAATTACAATTCCATTTACGTAATGCTTTATTAATTCTTGAGTTTGGGTCTCTAGCTGTCTTAGCACTAGTAAGTCTCCTTTTCATTCCACACATTCTTGCACAGAATGACTTACGTCTAGCTTTAGCTTTACCCTTTGGATTTTTTTGTGTTACTGGAGCTTTAAGAGTGCCACCCTTATAACTCGCTCTTCCTTTTGCATTTAAGCCTCCACTAGGAGACTTACCTTCTTTTCGTTGCCACGCTGGTGATGCCATTAGTGTTTCCCGTTTATTCTACTTAATGAGCCATCTATACGAGACACTTGATTATCTAAATCATTTATCTCTTTTGTAAGAGCATCAAACTTTCTATCAAGTTTATCATCAGACTGATTCCATCTTCCTATTAGCTTGATAATCATTCCTTCCATATTTTCTAGTGTTTCGCTTTGACCCTTATTTTCTACTTTTAAATTTTCCAATGCTTGAGCCTGTTCAGTAGCTCGTTTGTTCATACTGTAAACCATATAGACAAACATAGCTCCGACTACGCCAATCATTCCTGCTTCTGAATATACTGCTAAAAAGTCCATATTTCCCCGGATTATTTATTTTTACGTCCCCATTTAAGAGGATTTAGTTCAAGTGATTGTTTATACCATTTCTCAATCTCTTTAATTTCTGCCTCGTGCTTCGCCTCTAATTTAATAACTCTTTCTGATAATAGTTCAAGTTCTCTTGTAATATTACTAAGTTGTGTCGTAATGCCAACGTACGCATAGACAAGTGTGCCTGTAAGCATAAGCAACTGAATGAGCCACTTAATGTTAAGATGGATACTGAAGTTATCATCAATCCTATCCATCTTGTACGACCTCGCAAGTTTACTCATCCTCTTTAGGTATTTCTAACCCTAAGATTTCCCTCATTTTTTTCCAAATGCTTTGCATATCTTCTAGTTTTATATCACCAAAGTTTTTGCCATCTAATAAGTCGTGGGCTTCTTTGCATTTATCTTCTGCATTCTTTTTCCACGCTTCTAATTCTGCTTTTAACATTATTTAAACCCCGTTACTAATCCGTTAGTTACTTCTACTGACTTTGTGCTACCTTTTGTATTGATAAGAAATGATTGCTTACCAGTAAAGCTACCACTACCTGCTGGTCCAGTTGGTCCCGGTGGTCCGGGAGGTCCTGCTGACCCTGCTGACCCTGTACTACCAGTTGGTCCGGGAGGTCCCGGAGGTCCTGCTGGTCCGGTACCACCTGTACTTCCAGTACTTCCTTTTGGTCCGGCTGGTCCGGTAGGTCCAGTGTCACCTTTCGGTCCTGCTGGTCCTGCTGGTCCTGTAGGTCCGGGTCCACCATCATCTCCATCTGCACCTGCTGGTCCTGTTCCACCTGCCGGTCCAGTTGCACCAGTACTACCTTTTGCTCCAGTAGGTCCTGTATCTCCTTTAGGTCCCGTAGGTCCAGTAGGTCCTGCTGGTCCCGGAGGTCCAGCTACTGTACTTGCAGGTCCTGTTGCACCTGTGTTACCAGTATTTCCTTTGTCACCTTTAGGTCCAGTGGGTCCCGTAGGTCCCGTTGGTCCTGTAGGACCCGTGGGTCCTGTTAGTCCAGCTAATTGTGGACCAGTAAAGTTTGCATATACAAATGCAGGTCCGGTAGGACCGGTGGGTCCAGTCGGTCCAGTAGGTCCAGTTCCTCCAGTAGCTCCTTTAGGTCCTGCTGGTCCAGTAGAGCCAGTGGCTCCTTTAGCACCGGCAGGTCCTGTAGGTCCTGCAATTCCTTGTGGACCTTGAGGTCCGGTAGGTCCAGTTGGACCTGTAAGACCTGCTAGTTGAGGTCCTGTAAAATTTGCGTAAACGAATGCAGGTCCAGTAGGTCCTGTAGGTCCTGTACTACCAGTTGAGCCTTTGGGTCCAGCAGGTCCTGTCGGTCCAGTTGGACCAGTCGGTCCGGCTACTGTACTAGCGGCACCAGTTGGTCCAGTTGGTCCTGTTGGACCAGTAGCACCTTTAGCACCTGTATCGCCTTTATCTCCCTTTGGACCAGTAGGTCCTGTTGGACCGGCAACTGTACTTGCCGCACCTGTAGGTCCAGTATTACCCTTTAATCCTTGTGGACCTGTCGGTCCTGTAGGTCCTGTCGGTCCTGTCGGACCGGTTGGTCCCGTAGGACCAGTTAATCCTGCTAACTGAGATGATGTAAAATTTGCATATGTAAAAGCTGGACCTGTTGGACCCGTTGGACCTGTCGGACCTTTAGCTCCGGTTGGACCAGTATTACCTTTGGGTCCTTGTGCACCAGTAGGACCGGTTGGTCCTGCAACAGTAGAATCAGCTCCTGCTGGACCAGTGGCTCCAGTTGGACCTGTGTTCCCTTTTAAACCTTGTGGACCCGTTGGACCAGTTGGACCCGTAGGACCAATATCTCCGTCATCACCTTTTGCTCCTGTTGGACCGGTAGGACCAACAGCACCGGTTAAACCAGTAGGACCTTTGGCTCCTGTTGGTCCAGTAGGACCTATACCACCAGTCGGACCAGTGGGACCTGTAGGTCCAGTTGGACCGGTGTCACCTTTAACACTTAATTCTGCCCAACTATTATTGCTACTACTAGGTTCTGAATTACTATTAGCTTTTACACATATCCAAGAACTACCTTTATTATAAACTGCATCATCTACAGAATAACTTGTAGAACTAGACCAATCGTTTCTCCATACTAAACCTTCGGGACCTGTACTACCAGTAGGACCTGTAGGACCAGTACTTCCAGTGGGTCCGGTAGGACCTGTAGGACCGGGAGCACCTGTAGGACCTGTACCTCCTGTTGCACCGGGACTACCTTTAGGACCTGCAACACCGGCAGGACCCGTAGGACCTGTAGGTCCGGTAGGACCATCTGAACCTGTACTACCTTTAGGACCGGCTGGACCTGTTGGTCCGGTTAAACCTGTTAAACCTGTAGGACCAATTCCTCCTGTAGGACCTGTAGGACCTGCTGGTCCTTGAGGACCTGTTGGACCTCTACTATCCCAATTTTCAGATTCTGCTGTACCAAAAGCATTATATAACATTTTATACACGTGGTGTACATCATCATATAGCTTATTAAAATCTGTTCTAAGAGCTTCAACAGCATCCATTACATTGTGTGTAATAGGGTCTTGTGTTGAATCTTGTTCTACATCGTCAGAATCAAATAAGTGTGGTAACCTAGCTTTAGTTTTTAAACTAGTGGGTTTACTTGTTAACTGTATTAGATTTGCGTCTGATAATTTTTCTTTTGCCATTATACTTTTGTTATTGTTAGTCTAGCACCGTATAAACGATGTGAGGTTGAAGTTGGTTGCCATTTTAATATTATATACCTACCACTACTAGTAGCCGCTATTCCACTAGATGGATTAACTGAGTTATCTGCGTTAGTGTATAAAGATGTTACTTGTGCAGAGGTTGCAGTAGATGTTGTAACGTCACTATAATAAATTGCTACATTTACACTAGATGTACCATTTAATCTAAAATGAGTAACCTTATAACCAGTAGGTATAGGTACGTTTGCATATAGTTCTAAACTAGATGACATAACTCTTGCTTGAGCACCATTGTCTACAATAGCGGCGTTAAAGTATGAGTTATCATCGTTAGCCATAAATTGTGTAGGCATTACCCATATATAACCATTGCCATCAATAGTACTGGTACTGTAAGAAAGTGTATTTGCACTTGGTATAGTAGGTTTACTACTTAAATCACTATAGCTAATACCTGTTGTAGAACCATCAATTTGAACATCTCCTTCAAAGGTACAATCTGTTGCTACTTGTAAATCCCCACCTATATCAACATTATTATTTACATTTAAACTACCATCTTGTATGCTGGTTGTTCCAATACCTAATCCACCATCTTTAATGTAAACGTGTTTATTAGTACCGTCACTACCAAATGTAAAACCTGCAACAGTTTTACTATTAGCAAAAAAACCTGTCTTACCATCTGGATTGAATGACAATACTCTTTCAGGGTGTGGAGAACTACCAGAATAACCATTTCCATTATGTATCCAGAACTGGTCGTTATCTACAGTATGACTTACTCCTATACCAAATTTATTTGTAGTACCTGTTTGAAATAATATTCTTGCTTGGTTACCTGTAGTACCTCTTCTAAGAAAAAGTGTTGATGTACCAAGTGGACTAGAACCACCTAAATCAAATGTTGGATTAGCACCTTGTACTTCACACTCAGCAGTTCCTGTACTATCACCTACTAGTACAATTTTAGAATCACCATTGCTATCTTGATTAATAGTAAAATTACCTTTACAGTTAACAGTACCATCTGCTAATGCCTGAAACTCATCATTTTTAATTTTTAAATTACCACTAGTATCCACACTAAATGGATATACACCACCACTTTGTGTACCAATACTTAATGAACCACCTACCATAGTAATTGACTTATTACCATCAATAGCATCTTTGGCGTCTTCTGCTTTAGATTTTACAGTACTAGCATCAGTACCATCTATTTTACCAGTAAAATCTCCAGTACTAGGATTAAATACAGACGTACCATCTGTTTTAATAAGTTCTCCTTTAAACTTACCTGAAGAGTCAAACTTGCTATTATCTATATTTCCAAGACCTACATCTGCCTTAGTAGGTTTATTGTCTGTCCTGTAAAAATCAGATAATTGTTTACTGCCAAATGTTCCTGTTACATTACCGGTAAAATCTGAATCAGCTCTTTGTAGTTTTTTCCAAACTTTAGCCAACTTCTTCCTCTTCTACTAAACTATATTCGGGGTCAGCTTCTGCCGCCTCGTCAAATGCTTTTTTAAATTTAGTGTGCATATCAAATACCCATTTGCCTTCTGCAACTTTAACTTCTACTCCAGATAATAAAGTACAAACTGCTTCTAGTTCTTGAGTTGTACATTTAACTATCTTCAGTTTCTTTTTCGACATTTATTCCTCCTTCTAACATTGTCTTTATAAACTTAACTTTTAAATAAGTAGTAGTAGCTTGTTCAAGTTCTCTACCCCTGTACGTTCTTTCTATCATTAAGTCGTGTATGTAATTTATATCAACCAACTCTAGTTTAGAAAGTTTTGCTTGTAAATCTATTACTTCTTCTTGTGGTTCGTCTTTTATTACTCCCTTTGCTTTATCCCAAAAACCCATTAAGATTTTCCTGCGTCTATTACTTTGCCGTCTACTTTGTAATCATAAGGATATCCAGCTATATTAGATTTTCCTTTATGACGTTTCTGTAAGTTAGTTATACTGTTTTTTAGTGCATTAGTAGTAATTTTCTTTGCTGGAATTATATCACCTTTTTTATCTTTTTTAGAAATCATATCAACCATATCGTCATTTAACTTTTTATTTAACTCAGCATATAATTCAGACTTTGTCATTATTTCACAATCAACTTCTGTTTCTTGGTCCATACTCATATCATTCTTCATTAACCAAGCTCTACGAGAACCATACATTACATTGCCATCGTTATCTGCACATATATAGTCATAAGATTCAGGTTTATAACCTTCCTTTTGTAGGGATTCTTTTAAAGGGGGGTACGGATAAGGTTCCATACCCTCCCATTGCCCACTAGAGGGAACAGTTATTTTTAAATCCTTTAGCTTAAACTTCTTAATCTCTCTAGCCATTAATTACTCCTATTCGTCTATAACAACATATTGCTGTCCACCAAATACTCCTATTTGACCAACAACCTCATTATCTGGGTCATTTGTAAATGTAGAATCACCGTCAACATCTTCTGCTGTTAGTGTCATTGGTGCTTTACCTTTAGTTGCTAATGCGTTAGTTGTGCTTGTAGCAAAGTTTGCATCATCGCCAAGTGCGGCGGCTAGTTCATCAAGAGTATTTAACGCTCCCGGTGCACCACCTATAATCGCTGTTTGTGCGGCACTTGATGCAGAGCTTTCAGCTTCTGCTACTGTTTTACCACCAACTTTATCAGCGTCAATAGTTTGGTCAACATCATCTAACTGAATTTTACCACTTACAACTGCTACTTTTTGATTTACTACTGAGCCTAAACCAACGTGTCCTTTAGTAACTCCTGCTACTGTACCGGTAAATGTTGGTGAGGCAAACATTGTAGATTTACTTTCATTAGTTACGTTTCCTAAACCAACGTGGTCAGCATCAACTTCAGAGTTCTTTAAACCAGATGGTGCGTTAGCTATTTTAATAATAGGGGAAGAACCACTAGTATCAAAAGCTGTTATTGCTGTTGCACCACTTGCGGCACCCGAAGCTACTGTAGAAGCGGCTGTACCACCAACTGTAGCTGTATTAGCAACTGAACCTGTTAATGTTCCACCCAATATTGTAGATGTACTATCTTGGTTTGCAGTTGCACCTAAGGCGGCACCAGATTTAATATCTGACGCACTAGTTCCACCAATATCCCCAGTAAAAGTACCACCTAATATAGAAGCTTTACTTTCGTTATCTACATTGCCAAGTCCTATATCACCTTTGTCAATAGAACCAGAACCAGCATTATTAAGTGTTACTGTTCCACCACTTGCTGTTAATGTGATTTGGTCATTTTTTAATATGTCAGGTGCGTTACTACCATCAGTTTTTACCTGTGCGTGGTTAGTAACATTACCCAAACCTACATCACTATTATCTAATGATATACTTCCACTACCAGCATTATTTAAAGATATATTACCACTACTATCTTTAGCTACTGTAACTTGTGAATTTAATAAACCATCTGCCGCATTTGTTGTCTTTAGTTTTGTGTTACTATCAAACGCCGCATCGGTTATTGTTTTTGCCGCACTTCCTGCGACTGCTCCGTCTTTTACATCAGAAGCACTTGTTCCCCCAACCTGTCCAGTAACATTACCTGCGAAGTCACTGTCTGCACGTTGGAGCTTTTTCCAGACTTTAGCCATAGTCTCTCTCCTATTCTTCTACAGACACCAGTAAGCTACCTTCACTACTATTATAATATATAGTACCTTCAGAGTTGTCAGATGGTGCCGATGTTCTTGGTTTTAAATGCACAGCTCCTTGGTAATCAACCGAGAAAACCTCTGTGCTATTATTAAGTATTTGAAACAAGTCTCCAGATGATACTGTACTACTTGTTTGATGTTTTAAAATATTTCCTTCTACTAGCTTTGGCAACACTTCTACATCTGATGTTCCATTGTCTCTGTAGAATTTACCATTAGATGTGTTATACCAAACTAACTTTGTATATACATCTTTAACTAGATTGGGACTTGATAAACTTCCTGCCATTATTGTATCCTCGTATATGTTGGTGCTACTGGTTCTGCAACTCTAGTTGAAACTGTTAAAACTGGTTTTACTACTCTTATTAAAGTAGGTTTAACAGGTAATGAAACACGACTTGTAGCTGTACCTCTAACTAATGTTAATAGTATATTGTTAAAAGGATAAGCTATTTTATCAAAAGCTAAGTTTATTTTATCAAATGATACTGACATTAGAAATCCATAGGTGCTATTGTTTGTTTAGAACCATCTCTTCCTCTATAAGAATATTTCTTTGCTTCTTTGACTCCTTGCTCATACTTCATATGAAAGTGTTGTGCTAATGGTATTGTTTCAGCTTTTCTTTCATAACCATTTGCAATAACCCTGTTAATCAAAGCTTCGTGAAATTGTTCAGGTATCTCACATACTTGATTTAAATAAGTGGTTTCTGTTACCTGAGCATTACTATCTAAAGTAGTTTCTAAATAAGTGTCCCCTGAAGCAAACCCATCTCTTTCAGGACCTTCTCCGGGTATTAAAAATTTATCTGGTCTTTGTACATATAACAGGTTTATTGGAACAGCTTCTGTTATAGATGTAAATTTATCTGTGTTAGCATTGTAATATGCAATAAGGACAGAATCACGTTCTGTCCACCATAAGTATTGACTAAGATTAAAGTTACTTCTTTCCATTATGTTAAGTCCCTCTCATTAGGTCTACCTATTAATTTTTTAATTGTTTTGCCGTTATAATCTACAGCTTTAATTTTAATAATATGTTTTTTTAATGGATAAACTCTTTGCCCACTAATACTAGTAAATTGGTCTATAGATTCTACAATTTCTGCTCTAAATCCCATATCATTCATACCATCATTGAGAGACCTTACTATTTCTACAACCCCCATATCTGGATGATGCTGTTGAACTCTTTCTATCATTTCTTTTAGTTTCATACTTGTCTCTCGTTAACATCTAGTTTTTTAGGAGTTATATTTAATTGTACAAACTCTTGTTTTTTACCAGACACCATTTGTAATTGACTTGTTAAATATTTAAAGTCAACATCTATCTTTTGAATAAGAGTATTATACAACTGTATACTTTTATTTAAGTTTGCTTGTAACTCAGCTATCTTAGCTTGTTGCTTTGCTTGTTCTTCGTTTAACTCTAATCCCATTTTAGCAACATCTTGTTGGAATTGAGATACACTTCTAGATAACTCAGCGTTGTAATCACTTAATATTGTTGATGCTCTTTGTAACTCTTGACTAGCAGTTGATAAAGTAGCTTGTACCATATCTTCATCTTCATCAGCTAACCAGTATTGTACGCTTTCATTTTCTGTGTCACCACCCATTGTAGTGCCATCAATTAAATTTTGTGCCTTAGTTAAAGCGTCACTTGCATCTCTAAAAGTAGGTGCAGTAAAACTTGGTAAACTTGTATCTAAACTTATCTGTGCTGATATATCTGCTATTTTATCAAACATAGTTAAATCAGAATCTAAATCTGTAGGCAACTTATTTGTAAACTCAGATAGTTTTTCCATAAGTATACACTCGGATGCGTGTAGCACTACTAATTCATTAAATTGTGGTGGAAAACCAGATTGAGTACTAGCGTCACCATCAGCATTGTAAATCTTTTCGTTATTGTCATTTATAGTGTAGCCATTTTTATTCTGGACAAGTTCTAACTTCATTAGTTTACTAGAACCTGCAATAGGTCTCATAAATATTTTACGACCTTCTATGTAGTAAGCCGGTGACAATGCTGTTGCAAAATGTATACTAGAAGAATCACCTATTTTATCTTTAACTGACTTTGGAACTTTTCTAGCTTCTCTATAAACACTACCATCTTGTCTACTAACATTTAATAGATACATTCCTTTTGCATCTTTAATCCAATCTACACCATCAGCGGCACTAGTTTGCGTTGATGAAAACTCTTCTAGTAAAGCAGGATTCTGACCTATAACAGAAAGGACGTATTCCAGTCCTTTTTCAAGTGCTTCAGTCAAGTCAAATCCACTGACCGATGCAGTATTATTTTCTACTCTAGTTTTAAATGACATCTGTATCTTCCTTATGAGGGGTCCGAAGACCCCCCATAATATACTTAATCTCTAGATTAAGACCACTTCATAACAGCGTGAGTTTCAGGTAGAGATATTTCTAAACCGGCTTCGGTTAGGACCATATCTTTACGTCCGTCAACATTGTTATTCTGTATGTTAGTCATAATGTGAGTATCTCTTGATACACCATTACCTTGCAATGGACGATACTTAACATTTGCTAAATCAACAGCGATTGCTAAGTTTTCATCCTGACCTCTAAACAATGGCTCAGCTACGAAATGCAAGTTACCAAAGATTGTATTAATCTTTGTTACCTCGTGTCCGAACTGACCTTGAATGTTCTGCATATCTATCTTATAAGAAGATGAGCCTATGGAGTTATTCAAGAAACCATTAGAACCTAGCTTATTTAAGTAAGCTAAGACTTTACGAGAAGCAAGTACTAACTTGTCCCCACTATTACCACTTTCTGGTGCGTAGAAATCTTCCATCGCATCAATAAAAGCGTCATAGTCAGTAGAAGCGTAAGTAAAGTTAAAAACTTTACCATTAGCTTCGGTGTAAGGTACAATACCGTGTGAGTATCTAACTGGTCCTCCTGCGGCGGCTTCATCAGACTTACCAATACCGAAAAGCATAGCGTGTTCGATATCCATCTTATGTTGCATTAAGCAGTCAGCCCAAACTCTACGATATTCGTCTGGTCTTCCTCTGTAACGAGTAGCTAAAGAAGAACCACTAAAGAGTTGAATAGCTGTCTTAAAAATCTGACAGTATCCTTCTCTAGAGTATAGTTCATCTTTCCAGCCTTCAGGGTCAGTTGAACCTTCAGCCCAAGCACTACCAATTACCTGTCCTTGCGTTCCAACTTCAATGTCGCCTTCAGCAACTGCTTCCAGTGCTTTAACAACTATTTCAGTATAGGTATCAGCATCAGAAGCGTCATAAGCCGCCGCTACGCCATTACCAGCAGTTACAGAAGTAATTCTCATAGCTTTACCACCGATTCTAACTACTTGTCCAACAAGTAGATATTGTGGTGCGGCTGTGTTGGTACCACCACCTAAAGTTAGGTCGTTACCAAATTTGTCGTAATCACATACGACCTTTAATGTATCAGAAGCATCCAATGCTGTTCCGTCATTGTCTGTCTTACTTATAAAGTTCCTGCGTTGCCACTGATGACGCTGTTCAAGAAATTTGAATACGGGGTCATCCGTAGCCTCTTTTGCAACTTTACTTAGATAGACAAAAAACGGTGACTGCTGAGGAGCTAATTCAGATACTCTTTCGCCAAAATTAAAAATTCGGCGGGAATCGTTGATACTAACACCCTGTGGGGCTACGCCAGTATCATTACTAAAGACATTTGCCATTTTAGTATCTCCTAGTTATACCCACCGACTAATAAGTTAACCGAATGGGTTTCGTTTTTTATAGTCATTTAACATAGAATCCATTAACGAGTCATTACTATTAGGCTGAGAAGAACTTTGTCCGGGTACTACACCCATTGGTGTAGGCACAGACTGTGCTCTTTTTCTTTGGTCAAAGCTTTCATTAGGTGCAGTTTGAGTCATTGGTTGAGCACCAACATTACCATTCTGCATTCTATATAACTGAAATAAGTTGTCTACAGTAATATTCTTTGGGTCATCCATAACTTCTACAAACTTAGCTATCTCATCATCACTTGCTTGATAGTTGCTTTGCAGATGTTGTTTCATCTGTGCCATATTATTATTATAGGTTTCTCTTTCAGCCTGAATCCTTAATGCTTCCTTTTGTTCTTCCTGTATCTTTTGCCTTTCCTCAACCATTACTGCTTGAGTATACTGCTGATGTAATCTGTTGTATTCGTCCATATCGTCACGCCATTTATCAACAGCATCTAGGTATCTAGCACTTTCAGAACTAGGGTCATCCAAAGCGTCAGCTCTACTATATCCTGCCGGTTTACCGGGTTTTGCCGGTGGGTCAGGAAAAGTTAACTCCTCTTCTATGGGTTCCATATCGTCTGGCTGAGGTTGACTAGCTTGTGCTTCTAACGCTTCTAAGCGTTTAGCTAATTCAGCGTTTTCATTACGAGCTTTGTCTGCCTCACTTTGCCAATATTGATAACGCTTGACATCATTATCAATAGGTGACTCTTCTTCCGTTGCCTGTTCTGTAGGTACTTCAACTGGTGAAGGCTCAGCGTTAGCTTCAGATGACTCTTCTTGGTCCATCTTATTTGCACGAAAAAAATCGTCTATTAATCCACTTTTATCCTGAGTCTGATTAAAAGCATCTTCAGGTGTCATTGGTGAATTTTGAGCAACATCCGGTGCATCTTGGGTAACCTGTTCAGGTGCCAATGTGTCTTCCATTTGCTATCTCCTTTTCTTGATTATGTAGGCTCTGTTAGGACTCAGAGGTGCTACCTTTTCTACTTTCGGCGATTGTTCTACGAACTTCGCCCTTCGCTTGTCCTAAAGCGTCATCAAGACGTTTCTCGAACATTTTAGCAGACGCTTTACTTTGTGCCTGTGTTTTGTCGAGTTCCGACTTAAATTTTTCTATTTCAGCTCTTTGCTTAGCGTGATATACTTCTCTTTCACGAGTTTGCATATCACCTTTTAATTTTTTAATCTGTTCTTCTTGCGATTGAACTTTTTGTTGTAACTGACCCACTACATCTGTTCTCTTCAATACACCCTCCATATCAAACACTTCTGTTTTCTTTAGAACTTCTTGCTTATCTATAATACCATTTTTATAAGCATCCATATACAACTCAAGCTGTGCATATCTATTTGTAGGTAATGTAGAACCTGTTACTACTACAACATCAAAAGCACCTCTCGAGATATCGTTCATAACGCTCAATTCTCCAGTTTTATCATCGTATAGCTTTTTATTTATAGCAAACTCTGAAATACTATTGTTAGGCTGTACTATACGTACTACTTTTTCTGCTTGATAAAGTTCCTGCATTAATGGAATAGCTACCTTTGCCATTCTAACTAAACCAGATTCTAAGTCTTGTAACTTAGATTTAATTTTTCTTTGACCAAATTCATCAAGTGATACTGTAGCTTTATATGTATGAGGTGCCGCTTCTGCATTACCTTGCATAAGTTCATATAAACCTAATGCGTGGTCTATATCTGTTTTAGCTACTTGTTCATTTTGATATAAGGTATTTGGTAATGGTGTGGGCTGTACCGGTTGTGGAGCACCAGAATCCATATCAACCTCAATAGCCACACCCGGTTGTGCCCAACGCTGTTCAAAGTCTTGCATATCAACTGAACCACTTGGTATTAAAATCTTTGTATTTGTACTAGTAGTTGCGTGTGCAATTATAAGAGACCGTGTCTTGTTGATATATTCTTGCATATCCTTTACCATCCTAACATCAGAAACCGGGTAGGGTGTTCTTGTATGTATGTTCATAAACAATATGATTGGATAGTGTTCCGTAGGTAAGATACGGGAGTATAAGTATTTGTCTCCCATAATGACGCACATCTTAACCCTTTGTACTGGAACTGACACGGTCTCTATAAGTCCTTCTTCTACTAAGTCGGCATATGTTAATTCCTCTATTTGTGGCATTTCTGGTTCAGGTTCCTGTTCCATTTCTGCCTTTTGAACCATTGCTTCATATTGTTGCATTACCTGTGCAATCAATGCTTCGCCCTTTTTTGCATCTGTGATGGGCATACCATTTATCTTTATAGCTGGTCTTTGTAAATACTCTTGAATAGCGTCTTCATCAAATACTTCTTCAACTCCATCTATATTGTTCTTTACGTGGAATCGTTTAACCCATACTTTATAGTAACGCTCGTAACCTCTTATATATTCAGAGTTCTCGTTATAAGAAGAATCTGTTTTAGTTGCAGTGTCTTCTGGAAATACAATACCTTTATCATCTACTCTTTGAGTAGTAGGTCTATCTGTATGTAAATCTGATGTGGCGTTTTTTATTGCAGTTTCATATTGAGGGTACATCTTCATAGCTTGTTCTTTTGTAAACATTCTGCTAATAATGATGTTTTCTGCGTCATCACCTAGTCTATCTCTAGAATTAGGGTCTATATAAATATCTAACGGGTCAACATCGTGAAAACAAACTTCACCACGACCAAAATCTTTGAGAGGGTCAATGTAAACCATCATAGCACCGAGTCCCATTGTATAATAGTCGTCTATTGCGTTGCGGAGTGCCTGAGTTCCGTCTGATATGTACCACATATATTCAAGTAGTCCATTAAAGATTTGAGCAACTTTATTGTCACTATCTTCTCTAGGTGATACTCTAAACTGTGGTTTGCCTGAAGTAAGTAAAGCCTTGGCGGCTTCTACTGCTGGGTGGATACGATTAACTACGAGTGGAGCTTGTCCCCTCTCAAGTAAAATTCTTTGTTGCTCTGCTGTCCACTGTCTACCAAGCCTAAATTCAGCATCTTCTTGAGCTTGTTCAGCCCATAATTCCCTTTTATTGGAATAGGTTTTCCATATTTGTTGTGTAGAGTCGACAATATCCTCGGGGATAGAGTCTTCCCTTTCTTCGTACGCCATTGGGGCGAGTTTACAAATTACATTGTCAACCAGTCAAGGACTTTTCTAGGCTTTTCCTTATAGTTAGGGTCAAACTCACTTTTTCTAGATGGTTTAGCTCCATCCAGTGCATAATAAACAGCATCTAATATATCATCGTGTTTACCTCTAGGGTAAGACAAAAACTCTTGCTGTGCGTGTATGTCATTAGGTCTAAAATAAAATTCACCTCTAGCGAGTGGGGCAACCAAGGACAACAATCTTTCGGATTTCTTTTGCCTTGGTTTTATGCCTTTTTCTAGTCCCGGTATATACAAAGACTGGTCTAGCATCATCTTTCTTACGTTACTCCTCAGTGCCTCTTGGTAGCCCACTGTCTCAATTTTCATCCTTTTAGGTCTGTATTTTTTGTAAACCTTAATAATAGTTTCTGGCTGTATCGCAGGGTCGAGCTTATCTCTGAGTATATCCACGATATATTTATTGCCATCAGAGTCAATAGCCATAGTAGCAATAACAAAAAAGTCACTACGAGCAGAGAGACTACTAGCAGGGTCAATCCCACAATATAGCTCAACTGGTTTACGCTCTGTTTTACCATCAACAGTACGCACGAGTAGATTTTGTCCTTTTTCTCTTTTAAACTCATAATGATGTAATTTTATATACTCTGGCTTAAATGGTGCATTGTCAGGAGACTGTGCTTCATTCATATACTCTTGATAAAAACCATTTAAGTTTCCTACAGATTCAAACTCCTGTTTTATTTGTTGGATACGCTCCTCTGGAAATCTTTCTTCCCATATACTTTTACCATTGTCGTCATATATAGAAAACCACAGTACATTCCAAGCTGGAGATTCTTTAGCCCAATATAAGAAACAATCTTCAGATATAACAGTGCCAATCATAACTACTCTACCCTCATCAGACAAAGATGGGATTACAGCTTCTGTTATCCACTTTCTATTTTTAGCACGACCCTCTGGTGTAGAGGCGTTTAATTCTGATTCGTAGTCATCTACGATAATGAGATTAGGACGAGTATCACCTTCGATAAACCCCCGAACACGCTGACCAGTACCCACAGCCACAATACGAGCACCATTATTAAGTACGATGTCGTTGTTTGTCCATCGTTTAGCTGTTTCGGGTCCAAAATCCCCAAACATTTGTTTAAAGTTTGCAGAATTTTCAAGATGGTATTTAATCCTTGATAAGAAATTAATACTTTGTGTTTGACTTTCCGATATAATTACCATAAACAGGTCCTCGTCCGATGGCTTAAAGGCTATCTTGTGAAGGGGTAGAATCAAGGAGGTCACTGTACTTTTAGCAGTTCCACGAGGAGCCGCAATAAGCACTCGCCTTAGAGTCTCATCGGACAAGGATTTATATATCTCGTGGTGGAAAGGAGGTACTTCTTTATTAAGAGCAGTGGGGAACATTGTCTTGCCAAACAAGCCAATATTCGACTTCAGCTTTTTTAAAGCATTCGTCTGTGCCCACTTCTCCTCAAAGCTGTCTACCTGAACGGTTGTCCCGATATCCACGATACTATACTTTCTCTAGTACCAGACTCAACAGGTTTTACAGCGTGACTTACCCAAGAAGGAAAGAATACAGCATCTCCTACTTCCAAGTCAATAGGTATATCTTCATTTCCTATTTTAAACATTAGCTCTCCACCTTTGTCTGGTTTTGTTAATAAAGTTGTACTACTAATTTTTCTATGGTCTATCCCTTTACCACCGAAGTCAGTATGAAAATCATAATGACCACTCGGAGCATCATAAAAAGTATACTGCAACTTATCTTTCCAACCTGCAATTTCAAACCCCCAGTTATCATCATTGGCTATATTAGCCCATTTCCATATTCTGTTGTATAACCATTTATACTCACTTGTATCACAATCGGGTAACCATTTTATCCAACTTTCTCTATAGTTATCATTATTACCTAGAGTCTTAGCAGTGGTTAATCCTATTGTACTTACTAATTCTTTTACTTCATCAATTTCTTCTATATGTAGCATTTTTCTAACTATATACCAGTTAGTAAAGCTAGTCTTCCTCAATGGTGCTGTTATTTTCAACTGGGACCTCCTGTTTCCTTGTTGCAATTAACTTATTCTCCTCTTGGTTAATATTATCTATCAATGCTCTGGTCTGGACGGCTTCTAGTTTATCAGTAACCGTTACTGTTTCTTTATCTTTCATTCCGTGTATTTCCATACCATCGTTAACGAAACCCCTTATTCCATTAACGTCTTCTTTCTTTAATGCTATCTCTACACCCTGTTTCATTAAATCAATGAAATAATCAGCATCCATCATATTATCAGATAATAATTTTTGTGCTTCATCTCTTTTCATAGTTTTAAACGCCTCCGTTCTCATATGTCGTTTTAGTTTTCTACGCTTACCAGTACTAACGCTACCATATACCTTGTCAATGGCAACATCTCTGTTTTCTGTTACTGCCGCCCAGAATGCTAAGTCTTGATAATCATTACTACCACATCTAACCTCTAACCAGTTCTTACCAGTCATAGTGGTATTAGTAACTCTACCCCCACAATTAAGTTTCTTAGTAGGGTATTTGCTATCCCACATAATATAGCCAAAAGGAAACCTAAAGTAATAGGACTTTCTACCATCCTTAGACGCCTCATATTCTTTTTTCTTTATAAGTCGTGCTACGTAGTTGTCATCCGTTAGTGCATACTCACCTTGTTCTGCTTTCTGCCAATGACGAAAGGGTACTTTATTTTTTAAAGCTTCGTCTTTTGTATAGATTATGTAATCTGTGGGACCTACGTCTTTGTGGTTAATCGTTACTGAAAACAATATAGCCCCAAGATGTGGATGTTACTGATTTATTATAATAAGTGTTTCTAGGTATTAGTATAGTCATAGCACATACTCGCTTTGTTTATGTTAAGATAGCCTACTTTCTTAATTTTTTTATCATCATACCCACCAAAATGGCTATTTCTGGGCATTTCCCTGTCTTCCCAGTTAATTTTACCTATTTTATGTAGGTTAAATACGTATATATGTGGATTTGCAACTACAATGTAAAGAAAATGTTTACCTTTTATGTCTGCTATACCCTTATTACCCATATATTTGTCGTATTCTATAAGACAATCATCGTAATGTTTGTTACGGACCTTGATTTCTGCTATATATCGTGGTTCTTCTGCATCATAGGTGCTGTACTGGTCCTTAGCTAGTGTAAATGTTGTATTAGCTTTGGAGTTTATGTAGTCTATGACGTCATTTTCTGATAAAACTCTTTTAGATAGAACTCCATCTTTAGAATCCAGAGCCTTATCCACAGTTCTATTATTCTGCTGAGCCTTGTAAGTATTGAACGCATTGCGTACCTCCTCAAATCTAATTCCTCTACGCTTTTCTGCTTGGAATCCCGTCATATTAGACAGTTCCTTCCATAGGTTATCGTAGCTTAACTCACCTTTCTCGTTCTTATAGTCGTCTAAATTTACTGACATTCAGAAAGTTACCCCTTAATAAATAAATCAGAACAAAATATTGAAAAAAATATAAAACCCTTTTTATACTAATTGCAAGAGTTACTATTTTCTTTAACAGAAAGCGTTTAAGTCTTTAATTATTAAGTGTTAGCGTATCTAGGCTATAATTTAGTGTATCTGGTTTCCAGCTTGGGTTAACAATCCTAACATTCTCCCACTTATTATGTAACCAACACCAGTTGTCACCCTCTCTAATATTGACATATTGATGCCTTGTATTGTCATTTAGAGCAGTTATGACTCCTAGCTGTCCATCCTCTACTGGGATATCAGAATTTGATTTAACCAACACGGCTAAAAACAGCAATAATCCGATTTTTTCCATACAAAAGCTTACATAAAAAAAGTTTCAAAAAATACTGTAGAATGGGAGTACGTGATACACATTGCACCGTACCCGTCACGTTTTCACGCTATGGGGGGTCACTCCGGTTGACTTCGTCCCTAGTCAACCTACACTCCAGCCTCCCACAGCCTGAAAGCCGAGACGGCTCCTATGGTGCCTCTACCCCTGCTTGCTTTGGCAATCAATAACTTAACATAAAGGACATAGCATAGCATATGAATATTAAACAAGCCATCTCCAAGTTGTCCTCTGCATTGCAGTGGGCAAAACAGTCATACACCGACAAAGCTGGTATTGAACAAGTTAAATACTGGCTTGACGGCGATATCGACTCCACTGCAATCAGCCTACTCGACCCACACTCCGGTGGGTCCGTGAGTATACAGGGCAAGCCCTATATCCTCTCTATCCGTAAGGCTGGTAGCGAGTACACGGATAGCCGTGGCTATAAACAGCAACGCAAGTCCCACAGTGTCGAACTCCGTCCGAACACTCGTGTGTACCAAGACGTTGCTGGTCTAATCGACTAGCCACTCTCATAACCGTGCTTCG